CACAAACAGTAGAAAAAGGTTTTAACATAACTGACAATATAAATATTGAACCTCCTACCTACAGTATCGAAGCTGTTATATCAAGTTATTCACTGTTTAATCTAGATAATGAGATTGTATGGGATGGTGAGACTTTTAAGAACAATGGGAACTTTAACGCTGATTCTCATATAATTGCAAGAGATGAGATAATAAGAATATTCACTGAGAGGTCAGTATTATCTCTAGTTGAATCTTCATCAAACTCTAACAATGAAAGTTTAAACCAAAGGTATGAGGAGCTACAGGCAGGGCACTACAAAGAGACTGACAACTGCGTTATGACATCTTTGTCAATAAGCCATCCTGACAGTGGTACAGGTGCTTTCTATGTCTCTATTAAACTACAGAAGATACATATTGCCTTAGTCACTGTTTCACAGCTTCCTGCCGATGAGGTCTCACCTCTAGTAAGACCTTTATTAGTAGACACTAAGGATGAAAGCAGTAGCTCAAAAACAGCTACAGGAGAAGACGGCTCTTCAGGGCTACCTACAGGACTACCTACAGAAGATTTATCTGAGGAGAAAGTTGCCTATGAAGCTGCTAGTGGGCTGGATTGGCATGAAGAATATGCCTCTAAAAGACTTTCAGTAAAACCAATGTTAGATGAGCTTAAAGCCCTACAGAAGATAAATGAAAGGGTTGGTAGGACGAATGAAGTATGTCAGATTTATAAAGTTTCATCTGGCTGGAATGCTGTTTGTAGGGAATCATAGTAATTAGGAGTATTATGCAAAACTTTGATTATGATTTACAGGAAGACTTAGTTAAGAAGTACATCAGCATCTCTGTATCTGACACCCCACATTATAGGNCTAAGTTTAACCTGTCTTCTGTTCAAGTTAACATGCTTTGTGGGTATAACACAAGAAACAAAATGCGTTGGATTACTTTAACAGATGCCAATGGAAAACCCCTGTTGTCCCAGACATTCATAAAGTATGGGAAACGGTGTGAACTAAATTTCTTGGCTAACGAGCATGACCTAGAGTATTACGTAACTTTGAAAAGCTAAAGATACTACTAAGAAGTTCCCCGATGACTACGACTACTTGAACTGGTCTAAAGACTTTGAAATATATTTTGTAGGTTACGAGTACTCAATGGTGGGAAGGTTAGAAAGTAATCTTAGGAAAATTCTTGTGGGTAATTAGTAGATAACGGATAAACAATTGAGTATTAATATGGAAATGAATCGTCAGTTTGATAGGTTTGCAGAAGTTGAAATTAGAGATTTTGATGGGGGTGTTAAAACCATCATTAGTAATGACTTTGAAATTGAATTTGATTACTTCAAAACAATAGACCAAACTCAAGAGGATGATTCAGGACGTATCCGTATTTATGGGCTTACCCCTGAGAGAATTAAGTCATTACAGTTTGGTGGAGGGGAAGTTCATTTTAAATGTGGATATACTAAAAGTAGTATTGACACTTTGTTTATTGCCTACATTGCCAGACTATACTCGCAGGATAAAGATAACACCACAGTTACTACTATTGAATGCAGCGCTAACCTAATGAATTATTACATTAATGGGAGTTCTACATCAGGTGGTGGGGGTGGTGGGCAAAAGACTATGGAGGTATTCACTATGGAACTTTTAAAGTCTTTAGGGTTTAATAACCTATTATTTATCCTTGACAATGTACCTGAGAATAGACAAAAAGATGTAGAAGATTATATAAAAACCTTTGCAATGCCAATTGCATTTGTTGGTAGTGCTGAAAACACTCTGACTAATATGATGAATATGTTTGGTCTTGGGATGAGGGCAGAAAAGGATAAAGATGGTAGTGGTAAAGTAGTTCATATTTCCGTACTACCTGTAGGTGTTGACAGAATCCTTAAGTCAATTGATAACGGTTACTCAAAAGTAGGTAGTAACGCAAGCAAGAATAAAACCTCAGTTAATGGTGAGAGATTCAACGTGCTCTACTCTACTCTAAAAGCAGATGATGATAGCAACACAATAGCCATACTAGATAACAAAACAGGATTAATAGAGTCTAAAACAGAGTATAAGATTGCTACTGCCTATGTAGACCAAGAGGCAAAGTCTAGTAAAGAAGACCCTCCGAGTAAAAGTAATAAAACCAAAAACCCCGCTAAGACTACAAAGAAAAGTGTTTCAAGTGATGGAGATGATTTTGTTAGTAACTCAGTATTACAAGGGTTAGTTATCAAGGGGGGCGTAGGTGGTCAGGCTACTCAAGGGGGGAAGGTTAAGAGCTATACCGCAGACTTTGCTGCTATAGTTTCTCAGGTAATTGGTAATGACTTAATCAGGTTTACTGGTTTTAATGATGAATATCACAGACTAAGAGGTGGGAGACACCCAGCAGGACAAGCTTTTGATTTGACGATTAAAAGTGCTCATGAGGGCGCTCCTAACCAAAAAAACCTTATCCTCCAAGCTGCTGTCGAAAACGGGTATAGAGTAAAAGTCTTAGATGAGTATAATTTCCCCTCTAAAGGTGCTACTGGAGGACATTTACACGTAAGTGTTTATGGTAGGGATACAGATTCTACACAACCTGAGAGCCTAAATAATAACCTAAGTTTTGCTGCTTACAGAAGAACAGATTTTAAAATAAATAGAAAATATAATAGGGTTAAAGCCTTACTAAACCCCTTAGTTAAACCCCAAAGCATGGTTGCTGTACTTGAAAAAGACAGTACAAGTAGTGACATTAAAGGTAGTGGAGACTTATCTTACGATAGTGTTAGCACATACCAAACTTACAGGGTTCGCAGCGCCACCTATAAAGGCAATAACAAGCGTAACGACTGGGTTATGGAGTTGTACTGTGAAGATACAGAAACGACAAATATGTCTAAAGAACAACTACGTAGGTTGGCAGCGAGTTCGTCATCAGAAGAGTTTGAAATAACAGAAGCAAGTAATTTATCTCCAGAGTAAATACAAAAAGGTGTAGTCATGGCTCATAGCATAGAATCAGTAATCAAACACATGATTACACAGAATAACCACAATATGAATATATCTTTCCCCGCTGTTGTTATTAACACAGATAAACTAGAAGATGGTCTTGTTGATGTACAACCTGTAGTTAATTACAGTAACCCCTTAAACAACGAGACTGTACCTTACCCTGTCATTTATGACGTTAGCCTAGTATTTCCATCAAGCAAGAACTCTACTATCTGTTTCCCTGTAAATCAGGGGGATTTTGTAGATTTACTTATACAATCTTCAGATATTCAGAAGTTTGTCAGTGGGAGTTCAGGCATACATGACCCCAACTTCTTGTCACACGGAAACTTAGCTAACGTAGTAGCTATTGTAGGGTTTGCCCCTTACCAAGAGTCTTGCTTTAACCCCAACAACTATAAGAATGACTTCGATAATCAAGACCTTAATATCATACATAACAAGAATACAAGCAATGAGGTTAGTATCTCCTTAAAGTCTGATGGAGACATCCTCCTTAGAAGCCCTACAAGGGTCGTGGTTGAGTCTAAAGAGGTTGAGGTACTATCGGATAGGATTAAGGCTAACAACGCTGTAATCGAAACTCAAGGTGATGTAGAGATACAAGGCCGTAGTGTTAAGCAGTTCATGGACTCTCACACTCATATTGGCAATCAAGGCTCTCCTACATCAGCACCTAACCCTCTATAAGGCTTCCTATGGATATTAAGTTTGACCAACGCGACTTCGATATTATCTTAGCCACTGGTGGCGATGGTATGGTTGATATAGATATTACTAAAAGCTCCGAAGAAGACTTAATGCAAAGGTTATTCCTCAGACTTAAGACCTACCCAAGAGACTTGTTTTGGAATACAAATTATGGTATCGACTACCTTAATACAGTATTTGGTAAGAACAGGCCTAAAGCTACTGTTGATATTATACTTAGAAATGAGATATTGAAAGAACCTTTAGTTGATAACATTATTGAGTTTGAGTCTGAAATATCTAACTACAGTTATGCCTGTAAGTTCTCTGTGTCTATTATAGATGAACCTACAATAGTAACATACTACATATTAACAAATGAGAATGGTGTAATCCTAACAAACAGAGATGGCGATACACTCACTTCGAGATTATAAATAAATAAGAACTAAAGAGGGTTACATGCCAAACATATTTGATGATAAAGGCATAAAGATACAAGGTATTGATGATTTCCGTAGAGGTATGGTTCAGTCAGCTAAAGTTTCATTTGCAGACAAGTTAGATGGCAAAGAATTACGTGCTGATGACTCAAGTATGCTAGGTCGTCTATTTTCAACAATAGCAAAACCTTTGACACAGAACGCTGAGATACTACCTTTAATCCTGCAAGCTTTTGATATTAATAGTGCAGAGGGACAACAGCTAGACAACCTCTTATGGAATGTTCATAGAGTTAAACGCAAAGGTGAATCACAATCTATAGGGTTAGTCACGCTGTATGGCGACTTGGGTACTTTTATCCCTAAAGGAAGTAAAGCTGGTAATTCCATAACAGGAGATAGTTATCAAACAGACAGTGATATCACAATGTCCAGCAACAACACTAATGGGGTAGATATTCGGGTAGATTCTGTAGTAGGTCTTTATACCCTCTCTTATAATATTGACGGTTTCCTGTCTAACTCCCCCAGCATTGTTATAGAGAAAGGTTCTTCTGATGTGGCGATTAAGGATATAGTTAGTCGTTTTGTTGATGCTGTTAACACTCAGTCAAGCTACCTTTTCGCTAGCAAAAACAATGATAACTCTGT